AAGCCTACAGCCACATCTGTACAGGCCCAGATAGATACCCACGAAGCTGTATGTGCTGAACGCTGGAAAGAAACCATCCTGCGCATCAAACGCATAGAACACATCATGATTGGCACTGCTGGCACGACTATCGTTTTGCTTATTGGGTTAATTGTTAATGGATGATCCATGCGTTTCTGCTGTTCGTATTTGTGGGCATTGGCGAGGATAAACGCCTCAAAAGTAATGATATGTATTTTCGCTCTGTCGATGACTGCGTGTACTTTGCACAACGGCTGCACAAGCAAGGAAAAACAATCACTGCTTACTGTCTGCCAGTCTTGGTAGCTAAAGATACAAAGGTGTATTGATGGATCCGGTATCAGCAATGGCAGCAGCATCGGCAGCCTTCTCCGCAGTTAAAAAAGGCGTAGCCATTGGCAAAGATATCGAGTCTATGGCCTCAGATATCGGAAGGTGGATGGGTGCGCTTAGTGATTTGGATATGCTGGAGAAAGAAGCGAAGAATCCTCCTATTTTTAAGAAGTTATTCTCTGGTCAAAGCGTTGAACAAGAAGCAATGGAAGCCTTTGCTGCTGCTGAAAAGAGTAGACAGCAACGAACTGACCTCAAAAACATGATTGGCATGATGTACGGCAAATCCAAATGGGATGAGCTTGTTCGTATGGAAGGCCAAATACGCAAACGTAGGCAAGATACCCTTTACAAGCAAAGACAGCGGCGTAGAAAGTTTGTGGAAATTATCATGTGGATATTGGTATCCGTAATAGGCATAGGGCTTCTTACTGGTTTTGCTATGTTCCTAAAGAGCAAGGCTGCTAATGCACAGCCAGAGCATGTTTTGTGTCGATTAGTTGGATGCGATGTTATCGAAAACAAAAGATATTGCGTTTACAGAGGTGCTTGGAACACACAAGAGATCATGGATTTTGAGATGGGAGAATGGTTTCCAAGAGAGTATCTATGTGACTTTGAGCCAGATAAGCCAAGGCCACCCTCGTTAAGAGAAACTCTAAAAGCCATCAAGGAGAGTCAAAAATGAGTGCTGAAGATGTAGCAAAGAAGATGCTTGAGCTAAAAATATTGCCTCGATTTATGATGCTTTGCATGACAGGTGTTTATGTGCGCTGCATCGAATGGGCGTTATCTCAGCCTGATCTTACAACACAGCAAGCCAGTCTTATCAGCGTTGTAACTGGTGCCATGACAGGATCACTAGCTGTCTGGCTTAACTCGGAGAAACACTGATGTTACAGGCATTGATTGGCCCTGTTGGTTCGTTATTGGGGACGTGGCTTGAAGGCAAGGTTGAGACAAAAAAAGCTGAGACTGTGGCAAAGGTTGCAACGGCAAAGGCTGAAGCAACGATTATGGAAAAAAAAGCCACTGGCGAGATTGACTGGAACTTAGAGATGGCGAAAGGAAGCCAAAATTCATGGAAGGATGAATGGCTTACTATTCTGTTTTCAGTACCGCTTGTCTTGGCTTTTTGTGGGGATTGGGGTCGTCAGGTTGTAACCGATGGTTTTGCTGCATTGGAAACAATGCCGGAGTTCTATCGTTATACGTTAGGCGTAATTGTAGCTGCCAGCTTTGGCGTTAGATCAGCTACCAAGTTCTTTGGCAACAAGAAATAAGGCGGGAGAGTGGCAGGCAACCTCTTATGTACGTTCGCCAAAACCCACTCTCCCTATGATGTGCTGTCGCTGATAGCAGAAACTACACACATCAATTTGTGATCTAGGCATCAGGTCTGGCCTAGTGTCATGGAATTGCCACTGTGTCGACTCAGTATCCATGTCTTTTACTGTGTCTAATTAGCTGTAACCTCACCGCCTAGTGCTGCGTATCCACATATGTCTACCCAAGAGTCATGGTGATATGGAGACTTCATAAGCCTAGCAACTTTGACTAGCATCATCATAACAGCAACATCATGTGTTGATATTGGCGCACCCCAATATGCCTTCCATAGATCCGCTATGTTTTGGAAGTTTTCTTCCGGCGGTCCATACACATCGCCCCTTGCGCTTACAGTTTCCAGTGCCTCTTTTAGAATCTCTTCTCTAATCATTGCTTTGCTTTCTTTGCCAGTCTTGCTTCTTCTCTTCTTATTCTTTGTTTTTGAGCTTCTTTTTCACGGTCCCTCTGCCATGTATAGCTTGGGGACTTAAACAGTGATGCGAGTTCACATCTTGAATGGACAATGGTCTCTTGCATGTAGACCACGCCATGATTGTCGTAGTTCTCTGCTGCTGGATCATCTTCAAACATTATCTCAGGGGTTTTCATGCTCAAATCTCTCTGTTATTGTTTTCGTGACTGCGAGACTCAGCAGTTGCGGGGGAGAGGGGGTTAGTTTCAGGCGTTACTAACTCCCTTTCTTTATTCAAAGTAAAATGTTCTGTAGTCCTCGATCCCTGGGCGGAACATATGTATTGTTTGAATATCGTGCTTGTCTCCTACCCAAGCGATGTCTTTCTCAAGCTGATCTATTGTTGTCTTGGGGGCAACTGAGTCGCCTTCTTCATTAGACCCAAGAACAAGTCCTTTGCCAGCAAGGGGTGTTGGATAGTTCCTGTGTATAAAGAAGTTCTGTGTTTCTACAAACAGCCCCTCATCATCAACGTAGATTACATCCTCATTTGTGTAGACTCTTACAACATCAAACGCTCTGCACTCTACAAACTTGTAGATACTTTTGTAGTCACCATTAAAGATAACTTGCTCTATTTTCTTTTTGAAAGGATCTATGAGATAAGCTTTCATTTCCCTAACTCCACCAGTTTGTTTTTGTTTTCATATACTGAAGGCAGTGAGGTATCGCCCTTCTTATAACAAGAAAAACACGATACCTCTTTGGAAGCAAACACTATGAACGGGTCAATACTTGGTGCGAACCATTTCCCACACCATTGACACGTTTCATGTCTGATTACCTTACGCCGATTTGATTTGTTGCTTTTTCTTCTTGAAGCCATTTGTGACCTTTGTTCTGGCAGAAGAGGTAAGGGCTTGTATAGTTCCTGCATTGTCACGCCAAGCTTTGTCAATTTCTTCCACTGTGCTTGTGGCGTCGAACTGTAGAATGATCTTCTGTGCTGCATCACTTGCGGCATCCTTCTCTTCCTCGATGTCAGATAGCGGCAGATCCTCACCAGCATAGATCGTAACGCCAAGACCAAGGTATGCGAGACACTTGACGAGACAGCGTTGGTGAGCCTTGTTGACAGCAAAGCCATCAGGGTTCTGCATTGCCTTGTTGCGGTGATCTAGTACAGGCATGATTTCTGTAGCGTGTACTACTTGACTGTCTGATATCTCGATGGATACCATGACTTCTACATATGTGTAGCCGTGGCTGTCACGCATGAAAGGAACAGTGTTGCCATCTGAGTCAGTAAAGCTTTGTTTGCTGAATGTCGCTTGAGGATAGTTCTGTTTGACAATCATCCAAGCCCAAGCCCACGACAGATATGTCATACCATTCTTGGATTCAGTGTGATCTGAACAGTCGATAGTGGACAGTGTATGCCATACTGATTTAGTCATCTTTGGCCTCCTTTGGCGCAATATGAGAACAGGTCATCGTACCAGAGCGTGACCTTGTGATTCGGATCTTGTGACCCTTGAGGTTGCCACCTATGTCGTAGTCCATACGTCTACAGTTCTTAGGTAACTTGTCTTTGAACATATTCTTGGCTTCATCACCAATCTTGACGGCTTCTTTACTGTCAATGATATGCTGTGCTTGGAATCCGAACAGGTGATCGTCTTCATCTGTCCACCCATCCAGTGATCTCATGTCATCAATAGTGTACATATCTGAATGATCTACAGGCGGCAGCGGAATAGGATCATGTGGCGTATCGCCCTGATAGTGCGCCCAGAATGATTTGCAGTTAGCTAGATAGTCTTCACACCATCTTTCATCCTTCTTGAGCATCCTCCATTCAATACGACATCTGACACCAAACATGGCGACAAAGAAGCAAACATTTACACCAGCTACAATCATATGGTGTTGACATTGTGGCGCATAAAAATCGGCTAGCTCATCAATGTCTTTGAAGCCGAAATGCGCCTTGATCTCCAATGGAGCATTAGAGCCAACAACACGCCCATCAAAGGTAGAATGCAAAGGCACACGGTTACGCAGAATAGTTTTGCCACCTCCCCGAAAGTCCACCTGACGTTTTTCTTGCTCTGCCCATTTGTCGATAATGAATGGCTCAAGGTGCGATCCTGCGTCCATGAGCAGTTGAGTTTGCTTGTTAGGTTTCCAGACATCTTCACCCTTCTTTTGTGCGATAAGCTTATCCCACTCATCATAGTTTGCGGTAGCGACTGTCTTGGCATCTGATGATCCAATGTATGTGGCACGTTCTTTAATCTGGGCTGTGGTCAACATGAGAGT